TATCGCAGATGTCACCAAAGACAATCCAATCACCGGGAGTGTTAGGGTTAGGCTCTAGCCGGTAGTTTTGCAGATTCATTTGCCCACCTTCAAGGCACTCGCATCAACACCCTTGAAAGGCATCGTCAAGAAAGCCAGCACACTAGACACAGCAGCGGAGACTCCAGCCGCTACCGCCTTGCTCCCGTAGAGTGCCAGCACTGCGCCCAGCTCGGCAACATCCTTGGCTTCAGCAGTACGGATGCCATCGCCGAAAACGCTGGTGAAGGAAGCCACGAAAGCCACGATCACAACGACAACGAGTCTTTTGATACTGATGCTGTTCATCTCTTCGCCTCCAGTTTGGTGACCTGCGTTTTCAGTTCACCTGTCACCGTTTCAAGGGTTACAATTCTCTGCCCGTGATTCTTGATCGTGGCTGTATCAACAGCATTGCGCTTGTCCATTTTATGCAGGAACTGCACGATGTACACAAGTAGCGTGACAATCAATCCTGTCACAAAGATACCAATATTCGTCCATTCTGCTGGGCTCATGCCGTTCTCTCCACAAGTCCAACGTGTTGCACCAGCAGATCGGTTTGCCCAAAGTCTGTCCCAACAACGTCATAGTATTTTGATTCATCACCTACAACATAAACACGGTCATGCGCCATAACATCAGCCGATACCGGAAGAGTAACGTTCCATGATGCAGAAGGCTGGATACCACCGCCTACAATGCTCTCTGTGTCGCTTTGGTTGGACAACCTGCCCTTGTAATCGGCAACCTTGCGCCACGTCTCAGTAACACCGCCACGCCCATCTTCTGTAAGCGTGAAGCGGTGAACCTCAATAGGTGTCTGGCATAAGTTACGAACCAAGCCAGCCTGAAGTGTTGCACGGAGAATCGGGCTCATGCGAACACCACCGGGCGATACTTTTCAGCCATCTCAATGCAGTGCGCTTTGAGTTGGCTCAGCTTCACATCGCTTGTGCCTTCCTTAGCGTCAATGTCTGAAGCACATCTAGATGCTTTGATGAACCATGCTTGCCGGGTTGCAGTCCGCACATCGTAGCGTTCAACGTTTGCAGGTCCCATATCAACCCACATTAGCACAGGGTCGCTGGTGCCATCTAGGACGCTCCAGCCCTTCCACTGTCCACCGGGATACTCTGCCCATTCTGGTTCTGTGGTTGCCGTAGTACCGGCAACACGGCACTCATAGACCCTGCCATTAGGAGTAGTGGGGACTACACGATCGCCAACAGCATAAGTCGTGCTGGCTGTCCATGTACTAAACCGTGAGTAGGAATCAAGGATGCTCCCTATCTCGGTTGTGGACAGTTGCGGGTAGGATTGAGCATCCACGAACAGGCTCACTTGTGCAATGGCTTCGGCTCGTGTCATCATGTCCTAAGTATCCCACACAGAGCCGTAGGCTCGGACAACGCAATAGACAAAGAGAAAGCCCCCGGCAGTAATGCCGAGGGCTTTGTAGCGAGTCTGCTAGGATTATGTAGCAGAGGATGCACCAACGATGAGCGAGCCTGGGACTCGTGCAGATGCTGTACTGGAAACGTTTCCGATGTCAAATGCTGAGAAGGCGTAACGCTCAGTAGCCTTGAATGCAAGCGCATCTTCCTTGAAGTACTGCTGATCGGATACTTCGATGGTAACCGAGCGACGGTCACCAAAAGCCGTACCAACCGACAGATCACCAAGCAGGATGTAAGGCGTTGAAGCTGCGAGGGTCTTCTGCATATTCTGAACGAATACAACATCGTAACCAAAGAGCTTCGGTTGTGCGCCGAATGCCTGCTGGAGGTCAAGGATAGCGTTTCCGCTAAGTGCGTTTAGCAGAGGAGCGATGGCGTTGTACCAAATCTCCTTGTGCATATACCACTTTGCGTTAGCTGCATAGGTTGGCAAGCGTCCGACCATTGCTGCAAGGTTGGTCAACGTTGGAGCATACGTGATTGTTTGCCCGGTCGTGAACTGAACCAGTGATGCGATGTTAGCCTTCGTTGCGTTGGCATTGTAGACAGCCCAGAGACAACCATCAATGGATGTGGTTGCATCGGTAGCATTGTTGAAAACAACACGGTCTTCTTCCTTAGCCAAGACATAAGCCATGTCACGGGCAAGGGATGCACCAAAGTCGATGATGCTGTCTTCTGCGAGTTCCTTGGAAACCTGCGTAAGAACTGCTGCCTTCTTTGCTGTCAAGCTAACCTGTGCAAAGGTCATATCCGACAATGTGATTGCCGTATTCTCACCCGGATAGTAGACAGTCGTAGATGCAGTAGCGTTTGGTACACGGAGCGTATCGCTGGACATCGGATAGATGCGGCAGTTCTGACGTGCAATACCAAATTGCTCACGCAAGTAGATAAGGTCGCTGGACAATGGATCTGGGACTGTGTAGCCACCAGCACTGTCTGTGCCTTCGTTAGCCTTGATGTGGTTCTTGACCCAATCGGTAGCCTTGCGGTTGCCCATAATGGAGCGAGCCCACTGACCCCAAGCATATGCCTTGTAGTTGCGCTCTTCAGCGGTGTCACCGGGGAGAAGGTCGGTGATGCGCTTTGATACGCCACCGGACTTCCACGGCTTGTCTTCTACAGGAGCGGAAGCAACAGGAGCGGTAACGCCGAGGCTCTTGATGGTCTCAATGCGCTCTTCGATGTTCTTTGCCTCAGCCATCAGGGACTTGACTTGTGCAAGGTCTCCATCACCGGCTGCGAGTTCACGAGCGGAAGCGAGAAAACCTTCACGCTTGGCTTGTAGTTGTTCGATATTCATAGTTGTTTTAGCAACTCCAAACGGGCAAGCAGTTCAGCTCGCTCGTTTACATCAGTGGCTTTCGCCTCGACTACGATGGACGGCTGCTCTTCCGGCTGGTCTGCATCCCGCAGAGAGTCCCAGACAACGGGAGCCAAACGCTTGGCGCTTGACCGTGATAGACCGACTGCATCCCGCAGCCGACGTTCGACACCCCGCAGTGATACAGGGTGAATACATTTTTTACCGTGCATGGCATAGAGAGCCTTTGCACGTTCTGCGAAAGCATCGACCAAGGCGTTAGCCATGTCGGCACTCTCGATCACTTCCATTGCACCAGAAAGCGCATCCCAATAGGCTTCTAGCCCTTCGTGGATTAGTTCGCCTTCGGCTTCTTTGAATATCTCAGCTGCATATTCGGCGGCTGATTGTTCAGGCATCGGAGCCATTACCATCTCTTCTTCTTCCATCATTGGCTCCATGCCGTACATCTCCTCCAGGCTTTTGACCGAGTTCCGGTACTCGGCAGGTGTAGGCGTGATGCTTGCCTCAGCAATACACCAGCGGGTAATTTCGCTAGCCTTGCCTACGCTCTTGCGCTCAACCATATGACCAGCAGCACCAGACGAATAGCCCATCTTGCCTTGCTTGCAAAGCTTTGCAATCATGCTTCCGTATTCATCAGCCATATCCAACTGTGCTTCATACCAGAGGCCAGTCTCGTCCATCTTGACAAAGCCAGTACCGATGGACTTCTTGCCTACAAATTTATCCATGCCGTGGTGATAATAAAGATTTAGAGGGACACGCTGACCGGCTTTGATGGGGAATCCAAAGTCTGTCTGCGGGGTGAAATAGTCACCCTCTAGGTCGGTGGAGTCAGGAGAGCCAAAGCGCACAAGGTAGCCTTTGACGCTTCCAAGGCGGTCACTCTTTATTGCATCACTGTAGACGGTTAGCAGGTCCATAGCGTAAGTATCCCACACACCCTATACAAGGCTCCGTAGTGGCACTACACGGGTTGTAGGACCCCAGTCTTGGTTCTGCTCCACCTGCACGAAATCAGCAAGCGGTTTGCCATCCATGTACATCTGATAGCGTGTCGGTCCCATGATAGCCATCTTGTCTGCATCCGACAGACCAGCAAGGATTCGATCAGGTGTGGCTACCGCTGGGCGTGTATCAGGAATAGAACTATCCCCGGTAATCTCTGCCCAGGATAGTGTTTCAGGAATCATCACACACCGGCAGTTCGGATGGCTAGGCATGATTTCATCGGTCTTGTGTAGAGTGCCAGATAATGCCAGACAGGCTAGACATACCCGACTATCTTGCGTGGCTTGTCGTCGGTATCCCTGTACCGCTGGGTTCTGCGTATATAGTTGTCGTTG